TGGCTAGTAAGCCGCAACTAATTAAAATTACAATTAGTAATAAAGAAATTACCGAAAAATATGGTGATGAAATAGAATTTTGGATTTATGATCGTCAGCCTATAGAGCAGTTTATTAAAATGGCTACTCTAGGACAAGATAACTTTGGCGAGATTATAAAATTAATGAATGGACTTGTTCTAAATGAGCAGGGCGAACCTGTACTAAAAGAAGGTGAATCGCTGCCAACAGATGTAATGATGGTAGTAATTAACACCGTGGTAGAACGCTTGGGAAAGTAATAGACGCAGATGTTGATACAGAAAGCAGAGAAATGTCTATGATAGTAATGATTGATAGCTTGGCAGAGCGTTATAGTATGTTGCCAACAGAAGTTATCAATCGTGCTACAACTTTTGATGCTTTCGTTTTAACAACTGCCTTAGGTTATAGAAACGAATTACAAGAAAAAGCTAATGACCCTAATTATAAACCTAAAGTTAAAGAGCCTAGTCAAGAAGAAATGATGGCTATGTTAGACCGAGTTCGCAAAAAACAAGGAGTTAGCAATGTCAATTAGAATGACAGTGAATACAATGGATTCTAAAATAGATGCTATTAATAGGCAGTTACAAGCCGTGCCTCAGGCAGCACATAAAGAATTCGTTAAAAAAACACCAATACGCACAGGTAATGCTAGACGCAATACTAGGCTTAGACAAAATGTAATTGAAGCGGACTACTCTTACGCACAACCATTAGATGATGGATACAGCAGTCAAAGTCCTAATGGTATGACCGAACCAACATTAAAATATGTTAGGGCTTTAGTAAGAAATATTTTAAGGAAATAATATGGCAGCAGATCTAAGATTTAATGTAGAAATAAACACCAAAGATGCTGTTTCATCTTTGAATAGCCTTAAAAGTGCCGTTACTAGTTTAATTGGTGCGTTAGCGGCACGAGAAGTTATTCAGTTCGCAGATGCTATAACAAGTCTAAACAATAGACTTAAATCACTTACGCCCGATTTAGATGTAGTTAATAAACAATTTCAAACAATATCGGCGATCGCATTACAAGCTAGAAGCCCATTAAGTGCTACAGCAGATTTATTTTATAGAATACAACGCAGTGCTGGTGAATTAGGTATTAGTCAAAGACAAGCGGCTGAAGTTACAAGTCTATTAGCAAAAGCGTTAAGTGCTAGTGGGCAAAGTGCGGCTGAAGCAGCGGGTCCGTTATTACAATTTGGACAAGGCTTACAAAGTGGCGTGTTCCAAGGCGATGAATTACGAAGTATTCTAGAAGGTTTAACACCTGTTAGTAAAGCACTAGCAGATAGTTTAGGTGTGCCAGTTGGGGCATTAAAACAATTAGGCAGTCAAGGTGTTATCAGTGCTCAAGTGGTAATTGATGCTATCTTAAAAGCTAGAGATAGTATTAATGAAGCGTTTGGTAGAACAGATCCTACTATCGCACAAGGTTTTGAAACTATTAAAACAAGTGCTAGTATATTATTCAATGAATTTGATAAAAATACAGGCACAAGCAAATCATTCGCAAACGCACTAATATATATTGCGGCACAAATTTACAACCTTAAAGAAAATATTAATGGAGTAATAGAAGGCGTAGAAACATTCGTAAAAGTATTAGCAGCCATAGGTTCTGCCGTATTAGCAGTTAAAGTTATTAAACTTTTAGTTACAGGTGCTATAGCATTATATGGGGCATTTGGTCAAATAGTATCTACAGGTAAAACGCTGATAGAAACTATAGTAGCTTTAACAAAATCAACAACGGTATTAACAGGTCGTTGGGCATTCCTAGGCGAAGTAATATCATATCTACTAAAACCATTAGCAGTAGTAGGTTCCGCACTGGCAGCAATAGGTGGTGCAGTAGCAGGATACCTAGGCATAGACGAACTTATTAATAAATTTAAGAATTTTGGCGATACTAACAGCGATGTAGGCAAAGAAATTGCGGACTTCAAATTAAAACTAGAAGATCAAGTAACAGGCTTAGATGATACTAAAACAGCAAGTAGCAATGCCGCTTACCAACAGCAATTACTAGCACAAAAAATGGCTTTAGTTAGTTTAGAAGCTAAAGCCCAAACTGAAGCATTAAAAAATACATTACAAACTCAGCGTGATAGACTGGCATTAGAAACTAGTTTAATATACGCTAACGGAGAGTTGGTAAGAATCAGTGAAACAGATAAGAATATAAAGAAAGAATTATTTGACTTAGATATTCAACGCAGAGATGCTATTAAGAAGCTAACAGATGAAAGCGCAAAGTTAGGAGCAGAACTATCAAAAATACCACAAGGACTAAGAGAGTCTAATGGTGCTAAAGAACTAAGTGGCAGAATTGGCGTAATTAATAAACAAGTTAAAGACACAAATAGACTTTATGATGAACAAAAAGCCGCATTACCGGGCCTAATACAAGCGTTAGATACAGCTAAACTAATTGAAGAGGATCGCAAGCGTACTAATGAAGCTATTTTTAAGAGCATAGAGGATCAAATTGATCGTCAAAATATATTAGGTGAAAGTATAAGGAAACTAAATGACCAAAGAGTGGATCTAAACTTCCAACGCGGTTTAATTGGATTAACAGAATACCAAAAACAAATTAAAGTTATTGAAGAAGATGGTCGTAAAGCAGGCTTGGCATTACAACAAGCGTTTGCTGCCAAATTTAATAATGAAGATGGTTTAACAGCTGAAAAAGCCCAAGAACTGGCCGATGGCCTTAACACTATAACAACTAGCCAAAAAGAACTAACAGCCGCAAGACTAGCAGATTTAGCAGTAAGTCAAACTTGGGTTGCCGGTTGGAATGAAGCATTTACCAAATATAAAGGTGATGCTGAAAATGCCGCATTACAAAGTAAAACATATTTTGAAACATTTACTAAAGGCTTTGAAGATGCTATTGTTAGATTCGTTCAAACTGGCAAGTTATCATTTAAGGACCTTGCTAATAGTTTGATCGCCGACTTTGCTAGAATACAAGCAAAGAAAGCACTGGCTGGATTGTTCGGTGGCGGTGGTATTAGCAGTGGCGGCTTCTTAGGTAGATTATTTGGTGGCTTCTTCGCTGATGGTGGTAGCCCTCCAATGAATAAAGTCAGCGTTGTGGGCGAGCGTGGTCCAGAACTATTCGTTCCTAAACAACCTGGTACTATAGTTCCTAATGGAATGTTAGGTGGCGGACAAACGGTTAATACAGCAGTAACTTATAATATACAAGCAGTAGATGCTCAAAGTTTTAGAACATTATTAGCCCGTGATCCAGAGTTCATACACAATGTAGCAGAACAGGGAAGAAGACAATTACCAATAAGGAGCCGTAGATGAGCTTACAACAAATTATAAACACAGCGGTTAATATAGAAGTTAATCGCAGTAAATTAGTGGCACAAACGGTGAGCCGCAGTGGTAGAATCAGTGTAGCCAGCCGCAACTGGGCTAACCCATTTAGATTTATAGTTACACCTAAACCCGTATGGACAGCCAGTGAATATCGTAGCGTATTCGCATCATTATTAGACAATGACAAATATCTGCCACACGGATTTAGATTAAACGATATTGATCCTACAACATTTTTAGCAGACTTAGGCAATAGTTGGATGATAAACTATCAAGGTGGAGCTGATGTCAGTGCTAACAACAATATCCTAGATAGCTATCAAGCCACAAGTGCTACAAGTGGTGCTATGATATGTTTAACCAATGTAAATTCAACAACAATTACAGCAGGCACATATTTGGTTAAAGAAGGTGATTATATTCGCCCTAGTCTTTATCGTTATCCATATATTGCCACAGCAGATGTAATTATTCCTACAGCAGCCACAGGTATCACGGGAACAATACAGCCAGCAGGCGTGACTATTACGCTACAAGCAAATTCAACAGCAGCCGTAGGTTATACTACCAGTTTCGTCACAACAACAACTAGAACAGCTATTACAGGTATCACTAGTACAACAGGACTAAGCATAGGACAGATTATATCTAAGACTAGTGGCAGTGGAGCATTTGGAACACTAACTTATATTGAAAGTATTCCAAGCACAACTACCATTATTATTCAAAGCACCACAGCCTGTACTAGTGGTAGCATAACATTTAACGGCACCGGCAACACATCAACCCCAACGGTATGCGTGCCTATTCATAGAGGATTTATTGGCACAATCAGCACAGACACAAGTGTATTAGTAGGTGCTAGAGCCGCAAGCTTTAATGTAAATGTAACTAAACTACCGCAGATAAGATATCTACCAGGACAACTAGTAGAACTAACAGGCGATATTGAATTGATTGAGGAAATACTATGACAACAACTATTTCAGCAGTAGATACAGAACGCAGTATTGAGCACGGCGTTCTTATTGATCTAACTCTAGATGGTACAACTTACTATATCAGCAATTGCTATAAAAATATAACGCATAATGGTAATACATATCAAGCACTGGCAGGCTTTCTAACCGTTAGTGAAATACAAAGTAATATTAGTAATGCCAATGACGAAATCCAAGTAGCACTAAGTGCCATACCTCCAACTTATATCGCAGCAGTATTAGGTGAGCCAATTAAAGGTGGTGAGTTAAACATCTATAGAGCATTCTTTGATTATACAACACAGGAAGTTATATCAGGTCAAATATACAAAAGATTCGCAGGCATTATCAGCAACTATAGTGTTCAGGAAGATATTGAAACACTAAGTCAGGACATAGGCGTCACGCATAATATTACCATTATCGCATCAAGCATAATGGGCGTGTTAGAAAACAAATACACAGGACGCAGAACAAATAGACAAGACTATCAAATTGAATACGCCGAATTAAACAACAGCGACACTGATCCTAGTATGGACAGAGTTGAAACATTATTCAACTCAAGCTTTGACTTTGGTAAGCCATATGTAGCACAAGCAGCCAGCGAAGTTAAAGCTGGAGGTGGTAGTGGTGGCAGAGGAACCAGTGTAGCACAGGCCGAAAGATGATTAGACTAGCAACAAGAGCAGACTTAAACTTAGTCACAGATTTATTAGTAGAGTTTTTACTTGAAACAAGCTATGACAAACACACCGATGTGATTGACAAAGAACATATTAGAAAACTAGTATTCTCAGTTATACATCACGGATATATTTGGCTTTACTATAATGGTGAAGTCGCAGTGGGATTATTAGTAGCAGTCAAAGAACAAAATATTTGGATGCCTAACAAAACTAGTCTGCGTGAATTAGTTTGGTATGTTAGACAAGAATACAGAGGCACGGTAGGTGCTGGTAGATTATTCATAGAATTTTGCCAGCAGGCCGAACGACTATTAAATAATGGTAGCATACAAGGATATTTTACAACTCGTATGACATCTACCACAGATTATGATTTAGAATCCAGAGGTTTTAGATTGACAGAAAAATTATACTTAAAGGATTGATGATATGCCAGCATTTACCGCCGTAGGAGCTTATGTAGCAGGAACCGTATTTGGACTAGTAGGCACAGCCGCAGTGGTCGTAGGTGCGATTGTGGCTACAGGTGCCGCTTACATAACAAGTAGAATTATCAACGGCAATCCTAACAAAGGAAATAATTCAGCAGCAGCCGGAAGTCAAGGCGGTCGTATTCAAATCCCGCCAGCAACTAACAACAAAATTCCAGTGTTATATGGGTCAGCATTTATCAATGGTATGATCACAGATGCGAGATTGATATCAACAGATCAAAAGAAAAATGATACAATGTACTATTGCATCGTGTTAAGTGAAACCTGTAATAACGGTGGTGCTACATATACATTAAATGATGCGTATTGGAATGACCTAAGATTAGTCGCAGTTGATTCTACAACTAACGCACACAAAGTTAAAGAAGGTCGTAAGAATGTTAATAACGCAGATACCAGCGTTGAAGATTGGGTTGATGAAAACTTCGTCGTAGATGGTCAAAGTTTGGTTGAACTTCGTGTATATGCTGGCAGCAGTGCCGCAAACAAACAAATATATCCAACACAGGCCAGTGGTAATACAGAAGCAGCCTATGACTTCTGGCCCGATACAGGCACAGCCAGTGGTTGGTCAAGTGCTAATGAAATGAAGGGACTAATATTCGCCATAGTTAAAGTAACTTACAATGGTGAAAAAGGATTTACAGCACTACCAAATATGACATTTAACATCAGCAATAGTCTAAGCAATCCAGCTGATGTATGGTATGATTATATGACTGGTATCCGTTATGGAGCAGGTATTGATTCAACTTATATTGATAGCACAGCACAAACAGCGTGGAAAGACTTCTGCGATGAAGATATCACTTATACAGACAAAAATGGTACAACTAATCAAAGCTTCGCTCGCTATGGCATCAACGGCATTATAGATACCAATCGCAGCGTTAAAGAAAATATAGACATTATTTTACAAAATGGTGGTGCGTGGTTAAGCTATAATGTAGCCACAGGCTTATGGAGTCCCGTGATTAAGAAAGCTATAACAGCAGGTGATCCAGGTGTAAGTTCAACATATTTTACAGCAAGTAGAGTAGGATCAACTTTAACGGTTGGCAACTTTGAAGAAGGTCGTATTGAAGCAGGACAATACCTATACGATAGTACAGGCACATTTATCGGTGTTATTTCAGCACAGCTAGCTCCTACAGCAGGTGAAACAGCAGGACAAACAGGACGCTATACAACATCAACAAGTGGTAATATTAGCTCAACAACATTCTTTACAACAGCACCAAACTTATTGTCATTCAGTGATGATAATATCATTAGTGGTATTAGCATTAGCTCAACGAGACTGGATGATTTATACAATAAAGTAGAAGTTGAATTTTATGATCAATACAACAAAGATCAAAAGGCTTACTATAGAGTAGATATTCCCGCAGGAGAGAAAAATCCTAATGAGCCTGATAATCAGCTGAGAATGAGTCTAGACTTATGTAATAACAGCATGCAGGCAGACCTATTAGGTCAATTAGAACTTCGCCAAAGTCGCGATGATTTGGTTATTGAATTTACAACAAATCACTATGGCATACAAACGCAGGCTGGTGATGTCGTTAATGTCACTAGTGATTTATATGGATGGGCACCAAAACTATTTAGAGTATTGCGTGTCAAAGAACAGGAAACAGAAGAAGGTGGATTGATAGCACAGATACAGGCTATGGAATATAATGGCGATGTATATACCATAGAACCTATCACAGAATTTACCACAGAAGCAAATATTGGTATTGGTGTATATGGATCAAGTCCTAACTTACCATTACCTCCAAGATTAGCTATCGTTAAAGTAAATGGCACTGATCCTATTCCTAACTTCCAGCTACAAGTTAGAATACCAACCACTGGTGGTCCATATGATGAAATAGAATTCTATGTCACAGAAGGTTGGGATGAAATGACGGTAGTAGGCAGTATCACATCGGGCGTACTAACGGTGACAAGCACACCATATGGACATATGAATCCAGGTGACCAATTTAATACTATAGGTATGTCATATACCAATGTAGCAATCACAGAACAACTTACAAATAATCCTGTAAGCAAAACTTACGCATCGGGTGGCACTTTCACCCCGCCAGTGAATACGGTAACACTAAACAATACCACAGGTTTAATAGTAGGTAATGTATTAAAAGGCACAGGCTTGCCCACAGATGGAGCAACTATTCTAGCAATATCTGGCAGTCAAGTCACGCTAGATACTTTCTTCACAGCACAGGCCGCAGGAACATATACCGTATCAGGTGGCCTAGGCACTTACAATGTAAATCAAAATATCACAACTAGCGTTAATGATAAATTATGGGATTTACCGCAACAAAGTGATTACTATTTCTTCAAGAAAGTCACTCCGGCAGGCAACTCACCAACATTTACTAATGGCGAAACAATTACGGTGACAATCACTGAATTACCAGCAAATTCAGCTACATATCGTCGTTGGTATATCATAGCTAGAATGGGTATTAAGAAACGATTTGGTGCGTTCAGCGAACCTAGCACGGTTGATAAGGATGGTAACTTTAAATATGAGCCTGATCCAGGTGGAGGCAGTGCCGATGTATTAAATATAAAGCAAGCATTAGTCAAAATGGATTTTGGCTATTTCGTTATACCTAGAAATGGACTATGGTTAATGAGAACAGCACAGCAATTTGATCAAGGTAAGCTTACCGTAGAAGGTGACTATCACCAACTAGATTTAGGTGACTTTACAGCAGAAAACGCAATATTAGCCAGCGATGATATTGAAGATTTCGTATTCGGTCCTTAATAAAGGACTTTAACAAAAGGATTTATAGATGGCATTACAATTAAGACGCGGCACTAACCAACAACGATTAGGCCTAACACCAGTAGAAGGTGAAATGATTTATGTTACTGATAATGTATTGGTAACAATATCAGTGACTAGTATTAACACTGGTACAGAAACATTAAGCACCAGCGTAGAGCACGGATTGATTTTGAATCAACAAGTAAAATACATAGGTGCTACGCTAAACGGACTGACCAAAGACCAAGTATATTTCGTTCTAACGACGCCTACAACAACTAGTTTTACACTAAGCACAAGTTTAGGTGGTGGCACACTAAACATCACAGGCACATATTCAGTGCCCCTAGTATTCGCTAAAACACCCTGCAACGCAAGTGGTGCTCCTTTGGGCTATGATGTAAGTCCGTTATGGGCAGGAGATGGTACAACCGTAGGTGGCAATCCAGCTGGTGCTATTTTACTAGATGAATTGCGTGATGTCGTTATAACAGCACCAGCAGTAGAAGGTGAATTTTTATGGTATAATGGCACAAGCTGGATCAATGAAAATGAAACTTCAGTTGATACTAGAGCAAAAACTCTAAGCTTGACAAGACGCAGTGATTCAGCAGGCGAAAACTATGAAAATGAAGTTACACTAAGACTTAACGATAGGCTAACCGATAATAATAGCTATGCTACTGATGAAGGTGGCCCAGCTGTAAGTTATGAGCGTAGCAGTGGTACAGAATACACAAAAACTTATGTAAGCGGTGGAGCAATAGGAGCATTCACCGTTACACTAAACAATGTCACAGGCCTAGTCATTGGTCAAAGAGTTGATGGAACAGGATTAACACGCGAAAATCCAGGTGCGTTAATAACAAATATTTCTGGTAATCAAATAACATTAGACAAAGCATTTACCGTTCAAGCATCAGGTAGCTATACTATTGGAGCACCTATTTCATTCGGGCATGTGGCCATGGAATGGTATGGTTCTACTAATCTTCATAAATTTAAGGTAGCTACCAGTACTGATGGCTTTTTAGAAAATCCAGCAAATACATATCCAGGCACTAATGTATTAATTGAAAGCACTAAAAATGGAACTAAGATTAATCAAAATTCTTTAGTCATAGATGG